GTTTAGTAAATTATAAAAAGGGTTTGCAAGTAGACCACGTTGACCGCAATCTAAATAATCTTGCGCCTGAAAATCTGAAGACTTACTGCCCTAATGCACACAGCGGTAAGACTATGAAGTATGAGGATTATATGCCAAAATGAAAACTCTTGTATTCCAAGTTAATATAAAACCTAACGGAGTCAAAACTTCTGGTAAAAAAAGGTTTGCATACTCCAATTCTCTTTATGGTTTTTCGAATCAAAGAGCTAAAGAGTATGCAGATAAATTTGGTGCAGATTATTTTTGCTTATATAACACAGATTGGTTAGGAAATGAATATGCACCATGTTATCATACATTGTATGTTTACAAAATGTATGAAAAATATGATAAAATATTATACCTAGATAGTGATGCTGTAATAACAAAGAATTGTCCAAATATTTTTAATTATGATAAATTTTCAGCAGTTTTAGATAATTCAAAACAAACACCATCAGGAAAAGAAAAAAATAAAAGAAAGTTACAAATACACAATCTTCCAGATACACATGATTATTTTTGTAGTGGAGTGATACTGTTTGATAAAAAGTTCTTACAATTAACTGAACAGTATTGGAAAGATGAATTAGATTGTTGGAAAAATATTAAAAATGGTCAACACGACCAATCTGTGTTTAATGTGTTAGTTTCAAAATATTATGGAAAATATAATTTGCTTGATGATGATTGGGGTTCTTGGAGAAAACGGGGCAAATTTATAACTCATTACAGTGGCCCAACACAAACATCAGAATGGACAGAAGAAAAGTTTTTGAAATGGGAAAATAAACTATGAAAGTAGCTATTGTTCTAGGACGAGGCCTCGAAGGGTGCGGCGTTACAAAATACACTGTAGAGTTGGAGAGGTGGTTACTCAACAACTCCCATACTCCTATGGTATATGCATCTAAGGATAAAAGGTGGTCTAGGAACGACTCCCATGAGATACAGAATTTGGTTCATGTGCGCTTTGACAGAGATGATTTTGATGAGGTATATGAGGGCTGTAAATCTTCTGATATAATTATATTCAATTCATTGCCGTCTGTTAATCACAGTAAAAAATGTCAAGATAGGTTTTCTACACTGTTGGACTTAGGCGTATATAGGGTGTTTATTCAGCATGATCATAACAAGTCTTCACTAAGAAGAAATACATTGCTACAAGATTCTTATGAAAAATCAGATATAATATTTGCACACTCCGACACTGGTGATTTTGCAGACATGGTAAATACTCCAAATCTTTTTGATATGAGGAAAATAGATATTCACCTGATGCAGCCGGGAATATCATTTTCTCACTATGAGGAATATCATAAATCTGTTGAAGATCAAGATATGAAGCATCACAAATGGATAGGTCGGACTGCGAGATGGAAAAACTATGACATGATGTTTGACTTCCATAATAAGTATTTAAAAGAATTGGGCCACTTAACCACATTTGAAGGAATAGATAAGAGTCCTATTTTTATAGAGTTAAAAAACAGGAATAAGTTTTTTGATGAAGTTGTCTCAGAAATAGACACTGTAGACTTGAAAGATAGATATGGAAAGGATGCGACAGTCTTTGGTGATTATAACAATAAAGCAATGCTGAATAGGATGTCTAAATGTGGATTTGGCTATCAGCTGTCTTTACTTGAGGACAGATTTATTAAAAAATCCCTAGAGTTTACTCACTTAGAAATTGTTGCAGTTGGAGCAATACCTGTGTTCAGAAAAGAATACGGGGATATTTGTATTCATCGTTACTATGATAAACCTTTAACAGAATTAGATAGTGGAACAATATGGCTTTCTAATGACAACATGGAAGAGTGCAGAGATTTGGTGCAAGAGCTGTCTGCTAATGAAGAGCTAAGGAATGAGTATAGAGATAAATCATATGATACATATTCTTACTATGACAGCAAATATACTACCCAAGATATGTTTGATAAAATGGAGATGTCATGAAGCATATAATCGCACAGAATGATTATGGTGAGAAAGAGACTTTCGAAAAGTGGAACGGTAAGTTCTATGATGAGTCTGATCTTGATGAGATTATTCATGTAACAGAGGACACTGTTATCATGCGTCCAGATGCTACACTTGACGGGCCCGGTGTTCCTATTGCTTATGTGGTAACAAACGCATTTCCGAATGATGATATGCGTGATGTTCTCTACGGCATCGAAGAATCATCTACCATGCGAGCAAACTGCGCTGGTCCTATTGACCCTGTTGAGATGGCTGCTAAGGGATTGATTGAGGGTGAACACTACAAACTTCGATCTCCCAATTCGTACCATGTGAGAGCAAAAAATGGAAAGTGGGGTATGATCGCATATGCCAACGAAATTAATAGTGTAATGATTGGTGCAAAGCGTGGACGTTTCACAGGAAAAATTAACATATCCAATGAGGAGAGTTGGAAAGCACTGAAACCATTGTGTGTTGATGTTGAACGTGCATTTGAGAAAGCTGCACCAGAGATTTACAATAGACAGAAAAGGTTCGCAGAAGAAGCAATCGCACCAGAGCATCGTCATGGTATGATCACCACCCTGAGTGCTAATCGGTACAGTGCAATGCAGAGTAAAGCCATGGGTGTTCATAGCGATGGGAAGGATGTTGAGTATACAACTATGAGTTGTCATCGACAGGGCGAATACACGGGAGCGTATCTCTCATTCCCTCGTTGGGGTGTAGGTCTTGATCTCCCAGATAACTGCGTGTGTATTGCAGATTCTAAGAGTTTACACTGTGTTACACCTATTAGTGGTGCGGGACAGAGGTTCACAACGGTCTGTTATACGGACCTATCTGCAGCCACAATAGGGAATATGGGTAAGTCAGAACGCCTGATTGGCCGGTTTGCGAAAAAAGAAGTTGGAAGTTTAGAAGACTTTATTTAATTGACACCCATCAAGTTCCATGTTATATAAATAGAATATAACACACACATGGAGCAGTTGAATGTCTAATCTCAATCACTATGTACGGCAATTACGCCCCCGTACAGAATCATATACTCCCCATGTTGATAGGATTCAAGACTTATTCATCAATGAAGCATCCTTTAGTCCTAAAAACTTTCCATCTGATGTGGGAAATAATAAATCTTTTTCTGGGGCTGGTGAAAGAACAACATATGCTCCAACAAATAAATCAACATACAAATATAAATCTGGATTTGAAATAGCGAAAAAAACTTCTTTGTATTCTAAAACAGGAAAAGTTATAAAGTCATTAGTTCCTAATGACAGGGTTTATTTTACAATTCCAGCAACTCTACACAAATCTGATGAATTTGGTGTTCGTGGTAGAAAGACAACCCTTGCTCCAATATCTCTCAAAGGATTTGATAAAAGTGTAGATGGATACGTTTCAATAAGTGCTGTTATTAAACCTAGTGGTTCTTCTCAAGGAAGAGTTGGGGCTGGATCAAAAACACAAGATATGGTTGCACAGCATGTTATGGAGATATGTCGAAAAAAAGATTTACAATTTTCAAATGATTATAAGATTGCAAAAGCGGGTTCTACAATCCCTGACTTGGTAATGTCAATTGAAAATAAAAGTGTGCAATTTGAAATAAAAGGTACAAGTAATAGAAAGTCACAAGTTGCTTTTTTTGATAAGTCTGTTAAAAGGTCTGGTCGTAAACCAGAATTGCTTGAAGAAATTGCAAATGTATATATTGATACATTAAAGACAAAAGACGGCAGCGTAAAAAAACTTATGTTAAAAGGTGGTTTTCCTAGTACTTTTGTAGGACTTATTGATTTTTATAACTCAATAGATTCAAAAATTGGTTTAGCTGGCGATGAAGGTGTAATAAAATCTGGAAAATTACCATCTGATTTTATTACCGATGACACAACAATAATGACTAAGATGTATAAAATAATATTGGATCACTTTGAGGAAGGTGGTGATGACTATTTTGTTATTCATAGTAGGTCTGATGATTCTTTTGAAGTATATTTTTTAGATAGAGGAGATAATATATTAAAAATGCCATCATTACCAAAGTTCAAGAGATTTGAGTTGTCAACATATGGGGGTGCTTCGAGTGGTTCTACCCGTGTTGGACTTAAAATTAGACTTTAGGCTATGAAATGAAAACCTTCAAATCTTTATACGAGGAATTAGATTTCGCACCCACCCACTCATTAAGTTTATCAGAACTTATTTTTACTAGGGCAGAAGGTGGATCAGATATGTCAGCCACTTCAGCAAGAAGAGGTGGGCCCGGTTCGCCAGCAAATCATATGTGGCTGCCTCTATCTGGTTCTATGTTTAAAAGAATATTCCCGAAGGAAGTTAGAGCAACAGTTTTTCATGTAACAAGAATGACTAGTTTTGATCAGTTGTATGAAATTCAAAACTCAAATCGTTCCATATCTGCATTTACAAATATGGATAGAACACCTATTGTTACAGGTGTACAGGGAGGTAGTGGTCTTGTTATTGAACTGGAAGGAAACATTCTTGCATCAGCAAAAGAAGACCTTATGTCTATTCCCGAAACATCTGGTAGAAGGATGCTTGGTTTTAATTGGTTCAGAGGTCCGTGGGGTTCCGATGATGTTGCGAAAATGCAAAAGGGTCTTGAAATACTATTGAAAGTATTAATCAAAAAATATGGAAAGGCCTTTGGTGGAGATGCACCAAAAGGTAAAGATGATTTTGACAAATGGATGCACATGCATGTGACATATAAAAATTCTAAAGTAAAGAATGCTGGTAGGATAATGCAATCTCTTATAAAGGATTATTTGGATGGTGTTGAGAAAGTATTCAAAAAAAATTCCACACAGGTTCAGAATACATTGACTCGTTATATGCAACGCCGCAAAACTGATGATAACTGGGATGAGATTGTAATTGATGATTTTGAAATCAAAAAGATATGGATAATAGAGGATGCAGATGAAATGGTGTCTGGTGCTGCTGAAGAGTTTAAATCTAACATAACATCTACAAAATTACCAGTTGAGATTATTAATGCCCAGAACATGGAAGCACATGTAAGGGGTGTTGCAATGAAAGCTACAGGTAGGTCATAATGATAACACAATCAGATTTAAATCAGGTAGAGAAGTTTGCTGATCGGCTGTTCGCAAAGGTTGGTATTGATGTTGAGTTCACTCGACACTTTATGGACAGGGTGAATGATGCTCGTAATAAGAAAGCTATCACACCTTCTGAACTGACTCGTCTATTCAAGCAGTCTTATTCCAAGTATGGTAAAAAGATAGCACAGCTTGGTCCTGATGCTGAAGCTGTTATCAATGACATGAAGACGAATATCAATATGCCATTTGTCCTCAACCTCAAAGGAAATGAGTTGGAGTTGGTGGCAAAAACTGTTATGCGTAAGAAAGATTTCAAGACCTCTGGTCCTAAGTTGTCTTTTGAACAGTTTAGTAATTGTTCACCTTTTGTTCTTTTAGAAGATAAGGGCGGTAAGAACCTTCACCTAGAACATCTAGAGGATGAAATCCTTAACTATGGTGTTGATGGTGGTAGAGCTGCACTTGACTTCCTGCGTTCTCTACGAGATATGTTAGCGGGTTCTGCACGTTCTAGTGTAAACATGACGGTTAAGTGGGACGGTGCGCCAGCAATCTTCGCTGGTGTTGAACCAGAGACAGGTGACTTTTTTGTGGCCAAGAAATCTGTGTTCAACGTCTCACCCAAATTATACAAGACCACAAAAGAAATTGATGATGATTTATCTGGAGCATTAAATGAAAAGTTTAAAGTTGCACTTAAAGAGTTTTCTAAGTTGGGTATCAAGGGGGTACTACAGGGTGACCTCATGTTCACTGACGATGTGGAAACAGAGACTATCGATGGCGTCAAGTATTATACTTTTCAGCCTAACACTATTGTCTATGCTATACCTGTTGATAGCGTATTAGGTAAGACTATCAACAAAGCAAAAGTTGGTATTGTCTGGCACACCACATATACAGGCGACACCCTACAGGGTATGAAAGCATCATTTGGTGCAGATATTAAGGGGTTAAAAACCCCATCAAGCGTTTGGATGGATGATGCAACCTATAAGGACGCATCTGGTAAGGCAACATTTACTGCTAAAGAGACAGAACAAATCACTGCTATACTATCACAAGTTGGTAAAACTTTCAATAAGATCAATGCGAATGGGTTGCGTAAGTTCCTTACTGTGCAGAACGGTATGACGGGTGCGATTGCTGGTGCATCTCTCAAGACTTACAATAACTCAAAGGTTCGTGCGGGTGAGAAGATTAGTAATCCTGCCGCACATGCAAAGGGTTATGAGAAGTGGGTGTTTGACTCTATCCAGAAACAGATTGACAAGGTTAAGAGTGACAAGGGTAAGAAGAAATACACTGACATGCAGAAAGAGTATGGCCGTGAAATAAAAAAACACACTCAAAATCTAACACAGATCATCACCTTCCAGAACCTATTGGTTGATGCGAAGATGCAAATCGTTAATAAACTAAATAGTGTAAAGGGTTTGACCGATACTTTTATTAAGACCTCAAATGGATTTAAGGTGACAAATCCCGAAGGATATGTTGCTATTGACAGAATAAGTGGTGGTGCAGTTAAACTGGTGGACCGTATGGAGTTCTCGTTTAACAACTTCACAGCTGTCAAAAATTGGATGAAATAGATGCGTAGTTTTAGAGATATCACAGAGGCTAAAGAAACTGTTGTATTTGGATTCGGGCGATTCAATCCAAGCACGATTGGGCATGAGGCCGTTATTGAAAAGATTGCTTCTGTAGCAAAGGGCAATCCATTCTTCATATATCCTTCACATACTACTGGACCTAAAGACCCCCTAAAGCACTCTTTGAAAATTGCGTGGATGAGGAAGATGTTCCCCAAGTACAAGAAGAACATTATTGTAGATAATAAGGCTAAGACTGTCATCAACATTGCTGAGAAACTATACAAGGATGGTTATAAAAATTTAATTCTTGTGGTGGGAAGCGATAGAGTAAAAGATTTCGATGCCCTATTACAGAGATATAATGATGCACCAGACAAAAAAGGTAATCAGTTATTCAAATTTGATTCAGTCAAAGTGGTATCTGCTGGAGAGCGTGATCCAGACGCAGATGGCGTTGCCGGGATGTCTGCCAGCAAACTCAGAAAGGCAGCATCAGATGGTAAGTTTGATGATTTCAAAAAGGGTATCCCCAATACATTGAACGACGCCGATAAGAAGAAATACTATTTTGACGTTCGTAAGGGAATGGGTATTCGTGAAGATCGTGAAATGGGTGATGACTATGATTCATTGCGTGACGCATACCTCACAGGTAAAATCTGGAACGTGGGTGAAGTTGTAGAGGCAAACGGTGTCAGTGGTGAGGTTGTTCGTAAGGGTACAAACTATCTCTCATTCGTAGCAGAGGATGGCAAGGTTCATAAGGCATGGTTACATGAGATTGAACTTGATGAAAATGCAGTTTATGATAAAGCAAAGTCTGATGGTGCTAAAAAATATAAAGATAGTCTTGGTGGTGAAGAACCTCTGACAGCAGCAAAATCTCCCTTACAGAAATTGAAGGACTTTGACAAGTCCAGAGTTGCCGCAGGGAAACCACCCATATTTACAGACAAGAAACCACCTAAGTTTATTCGCATGAAGAAGTCTGGCCAGATGACAATCATGAATGTCCCTACTGATGAGATTGATAAATTTGAGAAGAAGGGTTATGAGATCATTGAAGACCTTGTTGGTGTAAAACCAATGAGTGGACCTACAGGACAAATCTTTGCATTGAAGTCTGAAGAAGTTGAACTTGATGAAGACGCTTCTGTATATAAAAAGACTGCAAGAAAAAATAAAAATGACGTTACATATGCTTTTGGTAGAACTAAAAAACTAGATGGCCAACCAAAAGAAAAGGGTGGATATTGGGTTTGGAAATTGTCGAAGAATTATGATGGAAAAGTTCGGGGTGGTATTAGAGACTCATGGGTATATGTTGACAAAGATTTATCTTATTCTGATGCTGTCAAATTAATGAATAAAAAACTTGGACGCAAAGAATTTAAAGAATCAGTTAAGGGTAAGGATGTTGGATATCCAGATGAATCCGTGAAGATTGGTAAGAAACACTATATCATCTACAAAGGTGGTAGAGAATGGTATGGATATGAAGTAGACAAAGAGGGAAACCAGCTTGGAGACTCAGTGTTTGATCCTAAAAAGAGTGAACTGATAAAGATTCTCGCACAAGAAGGTCTTGATGAGCGCAACTACGCTAAAGAATATGCGAACTACCAAGGAACACCAGAACAGATTGCTCGCCGTTCTTCAAGGAACAAGGCTCGTAGGGCAATGGGTGACAAGGCAGTTAAGGGTATGGACGTTGGACATAAAGACAACAACCCAATGAATAATGACCCGAAGAACCTACGCATGGAGAAACCATCTGACAATCGTAGAGAACCACGGTTGCGTGAAGAAGATGAACTTGATGAGATGGCATGGTATAAAGTAGCACTAGCAAAAATTAGTCAATTGAACCACCCTAAAGATTATGAAAAAATGGTCAAACAATATGCGACTGATATGAAAAAACCAGAACTAAAAAACAAGACTGCTTCTTATATCGCAGCAAGGATTGCCCAAGAGTATAAGGGTCAGGACGGTAGAAAACTTGTTCAGTATATCAACAAACTGGTTGATGATGGTAAACTCCCCAAAGAACTCAAGGCAGAATATCAAGAAGAAGAAACAATGCAGACCTTTAGTGATTTCGTTAAACAGATCAATGAAGTCAAACAGGACAAAGATGTAGATGATAAGGATGGAACACAACCAGCAAAGTACTATGCTGGTGATATGGCCAAGTCTACCAAATCCAAGAGGGATGCACACTTCAAAGCAAAGAAGGCTGGTCCTGCTCCCGGCGATGCTTCTGCAAAAACTAAACCATCCACACACACTAAGAAGTTCAAACAGATGTATGGCGAAGCGTTACCTAAAGATGCAGATCAAGGTGATTACATCGATGATTTCGAGAAGTCAGATGCACCACAGTTTAGGGGTAAGTCTAAAGAGAAACGCAAGGACATGGCTATCGCTGCATACCTCTCAAAGAATGAGTCTTTCCTAGATAACGTCAGTAGGATGTTGGGTGAGGATGGTCACACTGATGTTGCGTCTATGAAAAATAAGGTTCAGATTGCTCAAAAAGCATTGATGAAGATGCAAGGTGAACTGACTAAACTTGGTGATGAAGATGATCTACCTACATGGTGGACAAACAAGGTTGCAACAGCAGTATCTCGTTTGGATGACATGTCTGATTATATTGACACTCAGGTTGAAGATGTGCAACTAGACGAAAAGATTGAAGGTCTGGTGAAGAAGGCAGATAAGTCTGGTATGCCATACTCTATTCTCAAGAAGGTATATGATCGTGGTATGGCAGCATGGAAAACGGGTCATCGTCCCGGCACCACACCACAACAGTGGGCGATGGCGAGGGTCAACTCGTTCGTGACAAAGAGTAGTGGCACTTGGGGTAAAGCAGATAAAGACCTAGCAAAACAGGTTGAACAGATAGAAGAAGCTTGTTGGGTTGGATACAAACAGGTTGGTATGAAAAAGAAGGGTAATAAAGAAGTGCCCAATTGTGTACCAGAAGAGAAAGAATTAAATGAGTGGGGTGAGATTGAGGAAGAATCAGAATATCAAGGTCGTAAAGTCACTCTAAACAAACCCACAAAGGGTGATGTTAAAAAGTCCAAGGTGTATGTCAAGAATGAAAAAGGCAATGTAGTCAAGGTCGAGTTCGGTGATCCTAACATGCAAATCCAAAAAGACATTCCATCACGAAGGAAAAGCTTCCGTGCTCGACACAATTGTGATAATCCCGGCCCAAAATGGAAAGCAAGATACTGGTCATGCAAAGCATGGTAACTTATAAATATATAAATAGAATATAATAAAGGAAAATCCTATGTCAAATTACAGAAAAACAATGGCCGATGCGCTGCGAGAGATGTATCCTCTTACAGAAGAAACACAGATTGATGAAGCTACAATGAGTTCTTCTCAGATTGCGAGGTTGAAGAAGGCATATGAACCTATGCGTGATAAGAAAATCAGTACATCAAATGCTGATAAACTTAGCGCAATGATGGACAAGGTGGGTAAAGACAAAGAAGCACTTATCCAGTTGTTCAAGGCAGATATTCCTTTCGTGAGTCAAAGCGCAGTAACAAAACTTATTACCAAGCACAATATGAAGGGTGCTGAGATTAATAAGTTGCGGGAAGAAGTTGACCTTGATGAGGTAGGTGGTTCTGCGTTTGGTGGAACGATTGATAAAATTCAAAAGGTTGTTGATGACAAACAAGCAACGAAGATTGATGGTGTAATGGTTGATACATTTACCGCATCATTAATTATGAAAATCTGGAACGGGGTGAGCAAACAAAATCAAGACAAGATGAGGAAAATGAAAGTCACTCAACTTGCTAAGACAGCATATAAATTGGCAGGAATGAAAGAAGAAGTTGACCTTGATGAAGGAACAAAACAGGTTCTTGCTCACGGTGGTAAAGGTAAGTATAAAGTAACCAAGGATGGCGACAAAATTGAAATTAAGTTCGGTGGTAAGGTAGTTGGAACTGCTGACTTTGACCGTGGTGCTGACAGTTTCTTCGTAAGTATCAAAGGTGAGAGGGGTCAGAAGTCTTTTGACGATGCACAGGCAATTGCTGATTATTTCGCAAAGAACAAGATTACAGAAGAAGTTGACCTTGATGAAGGTAAGATGAACAATGCGACGATGCAAGCAAACAAACCAAGGATTGAAAAAGCAAAAAAACTTATGGGACCATCTACAAGTAGAAAAGAAGGCATACAGATGGTTGCAAAGGGTATGCCCACTTCAGAAAAAGAGGCTACTAAACTGGTTGATACAGTTATAAAGATGATGCAGAAAAATGATTATGTCCCAGAAGAAGTTGACCTTGATGAAAATCTCAATGAAATAAAAAAACATATTGATGATCTTGAGTTTGAGCGCAAGCGTATGACAACCAGCGGTCAGGAATCTTTAGATAAACTCATTAAGGCAAAAAGTATAAAAGATGCCAGAAAAGCATTTGATGACATGTATGGATACGAATATGACAGAGTTACATCAAGTGGTCAAGAGAGTATGGTTAAGATTGGTAAAATGTTGGGTATGAAGATGGAAGAAGTTGACCTTGATGAAGATAGTCTTGATGATTTTCAAGACTTTGCCCGTCTTTATGGTGGGGGTGATGAAATTTATGTTGTAACTCAAGGAAAAGATTCTAATTCACTAAAAGTTATTGGTATAGAAAAAGACCCAAATAAAGCAAAGAAAATCCGTGATCGTGCTAAAGGTGCGAGAGCAAGTCTTTGGGGTCAGATGAAAAGTTCTCAAAAAGTTCTCAAACTAAAAATTGGTGATCCTGTTAGTTTTGAAGACTCCAAAAATAAATTATCTTTTATTGAAGAAGTTGACCTTGATGAAGGTAAGATGTCTCAGTTGCACCAGTATATCAAAGACAAGAAGAGCGCAGAAGAGATTGCGAAACTGATGAAGTTGGATGTCAAAACAGTTAAGTCACTGATGAGCAGTCATCATCCAGAGGATGTTGAAGAGGGTGCTGCAGCTGATGCTCGCCGTGCAATGCGTGCTGATCCAGATATGCGACAGAAGTTCTCAAAGGATGTTTCTGCAACTGATGATGACGTAAAGGGCGCATCAAAGAATATTATGATGCAGATGCGAAAAGCACAATCACTGAATGGTCGTTTCGATGTTGAGTTTGCTGACGGTAAGAAAGTTAAAATTCCTGCGAAGATGGCTATTGCAGTTCAGCAGAAATACAATTCTATGAAAAGACCCGCAGAGAAAGAAAAGTTTCAGGCAAAAATTGGAAAGTCTTACAAGGATATGTTGTCTGCACTTAAAGAAGAACTACAACCCAAGAAAGAATCAATCCTAGAACGGATGAATAGAAAACTCAAGGAGAATAAAGATGGGTAAGAAATATTTTGACACAAAGGCCGAAACCCTTGAATCTTCGATTCTAGGTATTTGGACAGAAGCAGCTAAGAAGGTTGCTGAAACCAATAAGAACAACAAGTCTGATGATGGTGAGGGGTTGGATGCAGTTCAACCAAAAGCAGTCAAGAAGAAGTTCAAGGATCGTAAGGACAAGGACATCGACAACGATGGCGACACTGATGATTCTGATGAGTATCTTCACAATCGTCGTAAGACAGTATCTAAGGCAGTAAAAGGTAAAGTAAAGGATGAAGGTAACGCATTTGGAATGGCACTAAAGGCTGCCAAAGACAAGGGCGAAAAAACTTTCGTTGTTGCTGGTAAGACATATGAAGTCAAAGAAGGTTTCGCAGTACCAGAAGATGTTCCTGCAATGGAAGTCGGTACAGACCGTTATCGTGAATATGCTGTTGGTCTTACGCCCGGTGAAAATGCTGAGTTTGCAGCTGCACAGGACTTCAAGGTTGCTTCAATGAAGGAAGCACTTGCAAAAGTTTGGGGTTTGGACGAGAAAGCACTTGACAAATCCTCTAAAGAAGAGTATGATGAAGAAGATGAGGAGCTCAAACCCGTTAAAGGTTCAAAGACCATGACAGGTGGAAAAGTTGCTAAAGTGGATACTAAACCCAAAATTGATGGTTGAAATGAAAAGTTTGTTGGATATGATGGAGGCATCTGGTGATGATCTCCCAGAAATTTATTGTGATATGGATCAGGTTCTATGTAACTTTATCGGCCGTGCTGAGGAAGTTATTGGAATGCCCTTTGCTAAGTTCGGTAAGGATGACCGCTGGAACAAGATTAGGGACACAAAGGATTTCTGGGCAAATCTAGATTGGATGCCGGGTGCAAAACGGTTATATTCTTTTATTCAGAAGTATGACACGCACATCCTTTCTGCTTATTCTGATCGTGATGATAACTCTAGGGCGGGTAAGAAAAAGTGGTTGAAGAAGAATACTAAGATTAAACCTCGTAACATCAATCTTGTGAAGAGGGCAGACAAACAGAAATATGCAACTACTGATGGGAAACCAAACATATTAATTGATGATTATAAGAAGAACATTGTAGAGTGGGAATCTAAGGGTGGTATAGGCGTTTACCACACAGAAGTGGGTAAAACCATTGCTGAGTTGAAGCGTCTAGGTTTCAAATAACCTAAATAAAAGTAAAATCTATTCTTGCAAGAATAAGGAGAAAAACAATGCCTTTATGGGGAAATTCGGACGCTGTTGAAGCTAAACCAAAACACTTCACAGACGCTGAGAAATTAAACGTATATGCCACAGAACAAGGTTGGGTTAAGAAAACAACTGGAACTGGTGGTCGTGCTGGTCGCACACAGGAAGAAGTTATTGTTGCGATTGGTGGTCTAAGTGCCTCTCTGAACCTCGCAGATATTACTGCTATTGATTGGAATATCAGTGCATTTGATAAGTCTGATGGCGGCACTTTGAGTGCTACAGTTACCTTCAACGAAGAAGTTGAAGTTGCTACCGATGGCGGCACACCACACCTTGCTGTTACAAACGGCAACCAAGGAACTGGTTCTGGTCGTGGTCCACACAACCTTCTGTATGTCAGTGGTTCAAGCACGAACAGACTCACGTTTGAACTTGCAATTGCTGCCGCTAATGCTGCGACAAACGCAGATGACGTTCTTTCAATCGCAGCAAACGCTCTTGCCTTGAACAGTGGTACAATTAACGAAATGTCTCTTGATCACTTTGTTCTAGAGAGTGGAACAAACAATGGTGATCAGGGTGAATTTATCCGACTAGAGGATCAACGTGGTTACTTGAACCAAGAAGGAAACACCGTTTCTACAATTACTAACGCAGCTGCAATCGGCAGTGCCGCAGGAACAATTACTGTTGCTGCATAAGTTGTATAAATAACTATATACTATGTCATAATATGAAAAGGAGAAATTATGATCGATCTTGATAAGATTAATGAACGCAAACAAGTTATTGCGAAAGACATTGAAGCGGTTCGGACCCGTATGGCAGAAGCGCAGAAGAAATTCGCAGAGGACCAATCATTGTTGCAGGCACTTATGGGTGCATATCAGCAGTGTGACGCCTTTGCAAAAGATTTTAATGATGATACTCCCAATGAGGAGAGTGATGTAGAGAATAGTGAAGACCTAGAGGATGTAAAACCTGGCGGTACTGACTAATATCTACAATAGCATTCCCACAATTTCGTGGGTTTTTATAAGGAGAAGCCAAAAATGGCAGATAAGAAGATTACAGCCCTAACAGACCTATCGACAGGTATCGCTACAGAAGACCTTTTGCATGTGATTGATAACCCAACGGGTACACCAATCAACAAGAAGATTTCTGTTGCAAACTTTTTGAACCTTAATCCCGTTCCTCTGGCAACCAACACAGTAGAAAACATCGTTGAAAACGGTGCAGCCAACCTCGCCAAAGGTATTCACCTTCTTGGTGGTGCAGATGCTGCTTGTGCAGTTACCTTGGCTGACGGTACTGTAACTGGTCAGCTTCATACGTTTATTGCTAAAGAAGCAGTAACGAATCCACCTACAGTTACTTTGACCACTCCCGGTGGTGCAGGTAATATTGCTACTTTCAACGCTATTGGTGAAAGTGCAACTTGTCTCTGGACAGGTGCTGCTTGGTACTGGATTGCTCATGCTACAAATGTTACGGGTGATCTTGGAACAGGTCCAGCGCTTACATAATAGTATACTACTTTGGTGTGGGGGGCTTGTCCCCCCCGCCATTTTACGAATGGGAGAATTAAATGGTTGAAGTTTTATCAGAGGTAAATTGGGGCAAGGCAATCGAACCTGTCACCAAAGTTTTTACTAAGAAAAAAGAAGAACCTAAATTCCTTGAAGAACAAATTAGAGATTACTATCCCTGTGACGTAGAACCGAAGGACGAAGAAAAATGAAAACATTTAAGAAATTCGTATCCGAAGAAACTTTAGACGAAGCCACATTTCAGACAACTATTGCTTCTCTAAACCAAGACATTCCAACAGGTGATTATTCTGATCCCAGAGTTGTGAAGGCGCTTAATTCTTTCGTGGGTACAGTGGCAAGAGCTACAATGGACGGAACAATGATCCCTGAGATGGTTGTTGGTAAGATGAGAAATTCTCTAAGTAAGATTGGACTAACCTTTGGTGAAGTCCCAATGATGGAAGGTGAAAGTGGTTCCTTTGATTTACCCCTAACCAGTTTTGGTGGTCGTTTCGGTAAAGGTTTGGATACGCCATTTGATGAGTTTGAAGCAGATGACGGTATCTCGCATCAAGTAGAGGGTGGTCTAAAACTAGTACTAAATTATGAAATGCAAGAGGATAATTCGTGTAGGTTGACTGCTTCTATTCAATAAAATGTATGAGAAGATAACTACTAACAATTTCATGATGTATGCTATTAAACATTATGAGAATCCACATTGTGAAGGTGAAAAAGAGTTTCATGATGATATGAAGAGGTTTAAGTATATTAAACGTCTACTAAAGAAGTATAGAGTGAGTGGAGTATTAAAAGAACGGTTGCTTCTGAACCATATTATTATTCTTAGGAACTTGTTTGGAAATGAGGCATGTGTTACCCTTTTACTTTTTAAGACACAACCAGAATATCTTGAAGTCTTGAAGTCTTTCCTACTTTTCCTAAATATGATTAATCCAGATGAACTGAACGAAATTGATTTGGATGAAGGTGTTATAGATATATTAAGGAAAATCTAATGGGAAGAGCTATAGACTTATTTGTTACATACAGGTTCATAAAACTGCTTGTAACACCATTTGACCAGATGCCTGCTTTTAAACTGGGTATTATCGATAAAGACGGTCAAAGAGTGATGGAAAAGACTGTTTCCCGTGGTATGCAACCCACTGACCTCAATACTGCTGAGAAGAAGAACGCATACACTGTTCTTCACAAACTCGTATTCAACATCAAAAAGATTTTTGGTAAGGTGCCCGGACTTAGGACTAAGTTGGGAACCTATGCTGCAGCCCTGTTCCTACTGAAAGATACATTCAAAGAACACGTTGAAGACCCTGATATTTTCGAGAAGGAGTTCATGAAGTATCTCAAAGAAGAGGGATACGAGATAGACAACACAATTTCAGAGGAAGTCATTGGATTTGGAGAGGTACTCCCCAAGGGAGAGTACACTCTAGTCAATGATATCCTAAATAGTGAAGAGGAAGAATTAACTGCTAAGAAGGGTGACAAGGTAGTTGCGTTTGACGATGAAGCACCGTTAGATACAATTCTTGGTATTGACATATTTCCTATTATTCATGTTAAGACACAAGAAAAAATATACGTCAGTTTGGAAGACATAAAATGAAAAGCTATCAAAAATTTATGCAAGAAGTCTATAAGTTGCAGCTCATTCGAGATAAATCTATGGACGTTTTAAAAATTACTGATACTAAGAACCCAAAGACTAAGATAGAAGTTCGTGGCAAAAAGGGTTACGAAATTGATGGATATGACAAAAAAGATAGACTACATAGTCTTTTAGATAAAATTGGAAAGTCTGCAAACATGAGCGATCTTGTGAATGGAGAGGTTGTGAGTATCAATCCTAAACACCCAGACGCAAGAATGGCGAACAAGACCCTTGATAAGATTGCAAAATAATGAAAACAAAGGAAAAGATATACGTCAGTTTGGAGGACATAAAATGAAACGATGGACAGAAGTATCGCCTTACAATGGATTAGAAGAAGATGCTCCCGCAAATAATGCCGGTAGTGGCGATGTTGCAATGCCACCTGATGCAGTCAAGAAAAAGAAGAAGACCCTACTTGACCGTTCCATGATGGACGCTCGCACTAAGGCATATCGTGAACACCGAGCTCGTCTTGAAACTCGCCGTGCAAAACGAGAAGAGAGAAAGAACAAGAGTAAGTTCATTGAAAAGGTCAAAGAGGAAGTTGCAACTGAGATGGCATATGGTTCTGGACACGATACAGTCAAACCTATGGCTGATATTCAACCAGTGAATGCTGCAAAGTCTTCATCTGGATACGAACTGTATCACAAGGACTTCTCTGGTGCTATGCAACACGCATACAAGTTCGCAAAGAGCAAAGGCGTGATAGTAGACCCTGATGAGATTGATAGTAAGGTTGCGAGTGGTCCAAGAAAACCAAGCAGTGGTAAGACGAACAGTTACATCCTAGATACTAACAAAAAACAGAAGGTACATATTCAAGTTGCTAATCTCGACAACAAGAGATATGAACTTAACATGTATATTCAGTAATGATTAAAGTTTATCTGTTCCTGATTATCATGGGTGTAATAGGTGGCGTAGGTTACGGTGGGTACATATATTACAAGGACACTCAAGAGCGTATTGCTATCCTGACCGAAAACAATGCGAAACTAGAAGTAGCTGCACAACTGCAAGAAGAAACTATCAATACGATGATTGAGGATGTTCAAAGAAATTCAGAACTAAATAGAGAACTACAAAAAGAATTACAAGTAGCAGAACAGTATGGTGACCAGTTGCGTAACACTCTGCGAAAACATAACCTAACTCACTTGGCGAATAAGAAACCGGGTTTGATAGAGAAGAGGATGCAAAATGCGACCAATCGTTTATGGGACGATCTTGCTATTATCACTGACCCTAATGGGGTGCGGCCGGATAATGCCACCGAAGGTGGTGACGGTGACAAAGGTAGTAAAAACGGAAATTCCGGTAGTAGCAAGACCAAAACAAGTCCAACTAAATGACGTTAAGATTTATGTAGTTTCAAAGGTAAACTACGATGAATTTATTAAGTCATATGAAAAGAAAAATGGAGCGGATTCGTACATTGCGCTATCAGTGAAGGACTACGAAAACCTTAGTCTAAACTTTGCTGAACTGAGACGATATATAGAACAACAGAAGCAGATCATTGTCTACTACGAAAATGCAGTAGTACCGAATAAGGAAGAGGAAGATGGGAAAGTTCAATAATAAAATTTCAGCTGAATTCCATCCACCTAAGAAGTGGATTCTGGAACGCTCTCTCTCATATCAGAATGAAGAGATTGATGAGGGCGCACTAGAGACAGTTGGTGTGAAATGTCCTGCAAGTAAGATCACTTGTACTAAGGGATTTGTGACAGACCTTGCTAGTGTACCCCGTGCAATCTGGTGGTTGATTTCTCCGTGGGACATTGCCCGTGCTGCTATCATTCATGACCTTCTCTACAAACGTATTCGCCAGTATCGTGAAAAAGAAGGTGTTCTTGATGAACACCCCAATGTATATGAAATTATCAGTAACTACAAGGCTGCAAAGAAAGCATCAGACAATGTATTTCTGATGGCAATGAAAGACGCTGACCCCGCCATTCCTAAATGGAAGATGTATGCCGCATACTATGCAGTTGTTCTCTGTGGTCGTTGGTCAATCATTCCAAGGGAAGAAGACTAATGATGTCAGAAGAATGGGGCGTGATCTATTGTAAAAATTGTGGTCATGAGTCGCATTGTGGAACAAACAAAATGGTTGATCATCGTGGTTACAGTAGCGATGGTGGAATCATGGGTCAGACAGAAGTCTGCAAATCTTGTCGTTGTACAAAATGTTCAATACCCGATTGGGGTTGATATGTGGGAAATGGTTGAGAGACTTGCCAGTGATCGCCTCTGGTTATACACAAGTATTATTGGTTCATTAGCAGGCGCAGCAGCTCTTGCATATCTAAGTACCACAAGGATTGGTCTTTGGGGTTATTCTAAGTTTGATGCATTAGTAGATTATTTGGTTGCAAAGTGGGGTTTGAAGTGGCTTGAGCAACCAGAGGATGCTTGGAGAAAAAGGTATCCAAAGATTACTGAAAAAATCGATGATTTGCAAATGAGAATAGAAAAGATAGAAAAGGAGAAATAATATGTTTGATTGGATTAAAAACAGAATTATGGAACGTACTTCTTGGGATGGCGGCGCACTTATCGGTGTTGGACTAGTTGTACTATTCCTTGGACCATTTGCAAAATATGCTGCAATGGCAGCTATCGCATGGGGTGTTCTAACCATGTTGAAATCTGAGAAGTAAATATTATGGTAGAGTTGGAGACAGAGGTTAAACTTCTCAAAAAAGAGTTGCAGGACCAAGCAAAAATACATGACCGTTTGGATGTTGCGATTGAAAAACTAACTGATGTCTCCAACTCTATTCATCGTATGCTTGCCGTACATGAAGAGAAGATTGCTCGACAAGAAGAGGCCACCGTAGCAGCAGCTGCTAAACTAGAAATCCGTCGCACAGAATTGACTGCTAAGATAGACGAATTGCACTCTCGTATCACCACAAACACAAAAGAGATTATGACTGCTGCAGCTCAACAGCACACTGAACAGAACAAAGAGATACAGAAGATTAAGGACGAACTTGCTGCAAGGGTGGGCGTCCTAGAGAAATGGCGGCATGTCCTTATCGGATCATCAATCGTCGCAGGATTTATTTTACACAAAATGGTGAATCTTACTTGACATTTTACCATAGACCTGTTATTGTCTATGAATGTCTTATATTGATACAAAATACCTAAACATTATCAGCCCCTATCTTCAGCAGTTCAAGAAGAAGGGCGATAATCTATGGAACTTCCGTTGTCCCTATTGTGGGGATTCCCAGAAATCACGAATTAAGGCAAGGGGATTTGTCTTCCGTAAGAAGAATGACCTGTTCTTCAAGTGTCATAATTGTGGCACTGGTGCGTCTTTAGGTAATCTGATCAAGACAATCGACTCAAAAACCTACAAAGACTATATAATGGAACGATACAAAAAGGGGGTCGAAACTCGCAGTAGTCCCCAGCCGGAGTTCAAATTCAATGCACCAGTGTTTCGCAAAAAGGGTATCCTTGAGGGGCTTAAATCTATTAAGAACCTACCTGATGACCACCCAGCGAAACAGATTGTTGAAAGACGAAAACTCCCTGTGGAATCGCTCTCCGATTTGTATCTATGCGAGTCATTTTTTAAATTCACGAATTCGATAATCAAAGGTAAGTTTCCTTCTTTGGATGGTGATCATCCAAGGTTGCTTATTCCGTTCCGTGGTGAAGATGGTGAGGTGTTTGCGTATCAGGGTAGAGCCTTTGGTAATGAACAACCTAAGTATATCACCATCAAAATTGATGAAGATCGTGATAAGATTTTTGGTCTGGATAAGGTAGATAAGAGTAAACCTATTCTTGTTGTTGAAGGACCGTTAGATAGTCTGTTTCTAGATAACTGCATTGCAGTCGCCGGAGCAGACTTTAGTAATATGGAAGGTGACCTCACAGTCATCTATGACAATGAACCTAGAAATAAGGAGATCAACAAACAGATAGAGAAGACGATTGATCAGGGGAAAAGCGTATGCCTGTGGCCTGATAATATAGAATATAAGGATATCAACGATATGATAATTGCGGGATATTCTAAGAAAGAAATACAAGACATCATAACAAATAACACCTTCTCCGGTGTCGCAGCAAAGTTGAGGTTCGCAGATTGGAGAAGGATATAGGAGCAAGAAATGGAAGTCGCAACCGCTGAAGTTGTATACCTCGAAACCACAGAAGACTACGTTGGAATCAAAATAGACAGAACAAAAGATCAATCTCTATCAGAACAAGCTAAGAAGTTACTTACAGATTACTACCAGACAAAGGATGAGGTATCACCACAACAGGCATATGCACGAGCAGCGGTTGCGTATTCATATGGTGACATGGACCTTGCCCAACGCATTTACGATTATGTAAGTGACGGGTGGTTCATGTTTGCGTCACCTGTGTTATCCAATGCTCCTATGCCGGGTGAGAAGGTAAGAGCTCTTCCTATCTCTTGCTTTCTTACATATGTCCCCGATACACTGGAAGGACTGATTGACCATTCTGCTGAGTTGCGGTGGTTGTCAGTCAAGGGTGGTGGAGTCGGGGGACATTGGAGTGATGTTCGTGCAGTGTCAGATAAGGCACCCGGACCTATGCCATTCATTCATACAGTGGACGCTGATATGACCGCATATCGACAGGGGAAGACCCGTAAGGGGTCATACGCTGCATACATGGATGTATCCCACCCTGATATTATTGAGTTCCTTAATATGCGTATTCCTACAGGAGATGTCAATCGTAAGAACCTAAATCTGCACCATGCGGTGAATATCACGGATGCATTCATGCGAGCTGTAGAACGAGATGAGATGTGGGACTTGGTTGACCCTAACGAACAAGATGCCCGTGACAGTATGAAGGCAAGGAAGTTATGGGAGACAATCCTAGAGATTCGTTATCGCACAGGTGAACCCTATCTAAACTTCATTGATACTGCTAATCGTGCATTACCACAGACCATGAAAGACAAAGGATTAAAGATTAACGGGTCTAACCTGTGTAATGAGATTCATCTACCTACCAATGATGACCGCACTGCTGTGTGTTGCTTATCATCTGTCAATCTGGAGAAGTATGACGAATGGAAGGACACACCAATGATTCGTGACCTTATTCGATTCCTAGACAACGTACTTCAGTTCTTCATTGACAATTCTGGTGATGAGATTAGTCGTGCTCGTTTCTCTGCTTCACAAGAACGATCCCTTGGTTTGGGTGCAATGGGTTGGCATTCCTATCTACACAAGAATCATATTCCTTTTGAGTCCGATACTGCTGCGGTTAAGAACATTCAAATCTTTGAACATATCAAATCAGAGGCAGTTGCAGAGACATTAAAACTAGCAACAGAAAGTGGTGAGTGTCCAGACATGGAACGCACAGGTCGTCGCAATTCCCATCTATTGGCCATTGCACCTAATGCTAACAGTTCTATTATCTGTGGTACATCACCATCTATTGAACCTAGTAAGGCAAATGCATACACGCATAGAACCCGTGCTGGTTCACATCTGGTCAAGGACAAGTATCTTGAAGCGGAATTGATGAAGGTAAATAAGAATGATGCGACAACTTGGAGTTCAATCATCACCAATGGTGGTTCTGTTCAACATCTAAGTTTTCTGTCACCAGAGGTAAAGAGTATATTTAGGACTGCTATTGAAATTAACCAGAACGCAATCGTAACTCAAGCCGCAGATCGTCAAAAGTATCTATGTCAGGGTCAGTCTCTAAATATATTCTTTCCATCAGGAGCATCGAAGGTAGACCTACATAAAGTACACTATAATGCTTGGAAGTTGGGATGTAAGGGGTTGTATTACTTACGAACAGAAACTTCAAACAAAGCAGAGAACGTATCAACCAAGGTAGTGCGTGAAGCACTGAAAGATTATGAGACTCAGGCTATGAGTCAAGAGGAGTGTGTTGCGTGTCAGGGATAAGAGTAGTAACAAAAACAGATTGTCCATTTTGTTCGATGGCAAAGAATTGGTTGAAGGAACATGCGTTTGAGTATGAAGAAGAGTTGATTGATAATGAAGAGGAACGTCTTGCGTTCTATCAGACAATCAATGGTGCTACCGAAGTGGTAGGTGAGATGAATACTCGTAGAGTTAATTCTGTTCCTCAAATCTTCATTGATGACAAACGTATCGGTGGGTATGATGAACTAATGAAGGTAGGCGATGATCTATTAAAGAAACGTAGTGGTGGTGGACTATTGCAGTTCAGTGAAACCTATAAACCTTTTCACTACCCGTGGGCAGTAGAGATTACCACACGACATGAGAAGGCACACTGGATTGAGGACGAACTTGATTTGTCAGAAGATGTATCAGATTGGAAGTCCGGTAAGGTCACTCAGGTTGAGAAAGATTACGTCACCAATATTCTACGTCTGTTCACACAGTCAGATGTTGCAGTGGGTCAGAACTACTATGACCAGTTCATTCCCAAGTTCAAGAATAATGAAATCCGTAACATGCTTGGTTCCTTTGCAGCTCGTGAGGGTATTCATCAACGGGCATATGCTCTACTGAATGAGACACTTGGATTACCAGACAGTGAGTACCATGCATTTCTTGAATACAAGGAGATGGTCAATAAGATTGAGTTCATGCAGGAGTCCGACAATACTACCATGAAGGGGCTAGGACTTGCACTTGCAAAGTCTGTGTTCAACGAGGGTGTTGCACTGTTTGCATCATTTGTTATGCTTCTCAACTTCCAACGGTTCGGTAAGATGAAGGGTATGGGCAAGGTTGTCGAGTGGTCAATCCGTGATGAGTCTATGCATGTCGAAGGAAACGCAAAGGTGTTTCGTCAGTTCTGTGTTGAACACCCCAAGGTGGTTGACGATGATTTCAAGGGAGACATTTATACAATGGCTCGACTTGCAGTCAAGTTGGAAGACAAGTTCGTTGACCTTGCTTATAAGATGGGTGAGATTGAAGGTCTAGATGCGTCTGAAGTAAAATCATATATAAGGTATATAACAGACAGACGTTTGTTGCAGTTGGGTTTGAAAACCAATTTCAAGGTGAAGGAAAATCCTTTACCTTGGTTAGAGTGGGTACTGAATGGTGCAGATCATACTAACTTTTTTGAGAACCGTGTTACGGAGTATGAGGTGGCAGGATTATCAGGTAACTGGGATGACGCATATGAGGCAGTAGATTGAAACTTATAGTATGTGAAGAATGTGAAGCTGAGTTTCGTATTAAACATGGGATGGATGATCATTATTATTTTATAAAGTTTTGTGTATTCTGTGGGGGTGAGCTCGCAGAAGAACTTGAAGATGAAGTAGAAGAGTACGGTGATGAGTAATTTTTATATTACTGGAACAAGGAGAGGTCTTGGTCAAGCACTTAGTATATTCTATGACACAGTAGATACTCTAGAAGAATGTGATGTGTTCATTAATTGTAAGCACGATGGGTTTCAACAAGTTGATCTATTATATAAGGCTGCTGAACTCAACAAACGTATAATCAACATAGGGTCAAACTCACCGGATCAACGTGGAAATAGGATTAGAACTTATCCAACTGAAAAAGCAGCACTAGACTTTGCTAACGATCAATTATATTATCTAGGAATAGATACGACGATTGTAAGGTTTGGTCGTTTTGATACTGATAGGGTTGCTCATATTGACGCACCAAAAATGACTGTATCATATTGTGTGGGCGTGATTGATTGGATTCTTAATCAACCATATAGAGTTAAAGACATTACGGTTACACCATGAACATGTGGAAATATTGGTGTAAGGCAATTGGGTCTAAATCATTTGATGAAGATAAAAAAGCAGACAGGGTTGCAATAATCAGGACTGTCTGGGTTATCCTACATATAGTAACGTGTTTTGCTATCATTGCAAACGCTTGGAGACAATGGTGAAAACGAGTTCAGCAAAGGCAAAAGGTCGTAGATTCCAACAGTGGGTTCGTGATCAGCTGATTGAACAACTTGACGTACATCCAGAGGATGTAGAGTCTCGCAGTATGGGTGCAGGGGGTGAAGACCTTATCATGGCCCGTGCTGCGAGAGAGAAGTTTCCGTATTCTATTGAGTGTAAGAACCAAGAATCCCTTAATGTGTGGAAATCATACGAACAAGCAGAGTCAAACTCTGGTGATTATGAACCCGTAGTGTTCATTAAACGCAACAACCAAAAACCTCTTGTAGTGGTTGATGCTGAATATTTCGTTAAATTACACGAAAAATCGTCCTAAACGAATCGAATAACCTAAATATCCATAGGAGAATACCGTATGGAAATCTTTGGTGTTATTGCTGAGTTAGGTTTTACCATCACTGCTGTACTAGGTGGTGGTGTTTTTATTGTTATTCTCCTAAAATATATTCTCGCTTCTGTTGTGGATGCGGCGTCAAATTTGAATATGTTGATTTCGGCGTTGGATAACCGTGTCAAAACTCTTAATAATGAAATTGTACGATTAGATTCTTTGGTATGCCATGTATTGGGTGTGAAGCCAGATGTCAGAAGGATGTCTGCGGCCGATGGCAAGGAGGATGCCAGAAAGGATTAGTTGTGTGGAAGATATTATTAAAGCGGTTCAAGACGAAGGTATAACTGTTGTCATGGCTGTTGGTATGGGTTATTTTATATTTTTTATATGGAAGTATGTGACTCAACAAATTTTACCCGCACTCGACAAAGCTACGATGACAACTATATCTCTCATTGACAGAGTAAGGATGCTTGATAATGACATGATAAGAATGGACCAGAAAATCAATACGATTCTGGAACTTCGTGACATAGAAAAGGAGAAGAAGGATGAGTAGGAACTTTTTCAGTCTAAAAACAGGTCATCATGCTTCTGATGTATTCTTTAAAAATCAGGCAATCTGGCACGATAGTGATATGCTCAAATCATTCTTGATAGGGGCATTTGTCGGTGCGCTCTTTGCTTTCGGATGTGCATTCCTCTCACCTTCACATGCTGGGGAACTTACTCACACATGGAAGTCACCCGCATTTAGTGGTCAGGGATACAGCGCACATGTTTTGACCATTGAGAACCAAGAGTTTTCAAGGTCGCAAGCAATTAGAGAAAAGAAAGAAGCTGCTGAACGTCAAGCAATACGAGATGCTGCAAATACAAACCTTTCTAAATTTATGAAGAATGTGGAATCAAGAATATATGCACAACTTTCAAAACAACTAGTAGATAGTATGTTTGGAGAAGAGGCTTCAACTTCCGGTACAGTTACTTTTGAGGGTACAACAATTAGTTATGTCAAAAGTAGCGAAACCGTAGATTTAACGATTGTGGATGCAAATGGTAGTACGACTGTTATCACTGTTCCTGTTGGCGACTTTACTTTCTAGTTGTGCGAGCATCCAACCACAGGATGCTCCTGTACCTAGTACTGTGCCGTTAGTAGATGAACTATACAACATAACACCACCTGAACGTAAGGTGCCGGTTGCGGTGTATAAGTTCAATGACGTAACAGGACAAAGAAAATCCAGCTCATCACTTGCATTACTAAGTAGTGCAGTGACACAAGGTGGAGATATATGGTTAATCCAAGCCCTAAAGAAAGCAGGTAAGGGCGAGTGGTTTCAAGTCATAGAAAGAATGGAACTGGAAAATCTGTTAAAAGAAAGACAGATTATACGAAACACAAGAAAGAACTATGACGGAGATACGGCAGAAAAGATTAAACCCCTATTGTTTGCGGGAGTATTGCTGACAGGGGGCATAGTTGGGTATGACACCAATACAAGTACAGGTGGTATGGGGGTAAGATATCTGGGTATTGGTGTATCTGATGAATATCGTAAGGACATGGTAACAGTGGCTTTACGATTAATATCTGTACAGACAGGTGAAGTACTTTTGGCAGTCAGTTCTCAGAAAACTATTCTGAGTACAAAGTTATCTGCCACAGTGTTTAAATTTTTAGATATGGGAACTAAATTGCTGGAGACTGAAGCAGGGATAACGGACAATGAGTCCACTACCTACGCTGTGAGAAAAGCAATTGAACAAGCAGTTATTGAAATAATCAAGGAAGGTGAGCAAAAAGAATTATGGAAATTTAAAGAGGAGAAAATCAAATGAGAACGAGCATACTTACAATACTCGCTTACTTTGTTATGTGTAGTGTGAGTTATGCGAGCGACGTATACATAACACAGTCTGGTGCGAGCCTGACTGCAAACATCAATCAAGATGGACAGACCAATAAGTTCGGTGATGATACAACTGATGTTACTCTAACAGGTGACAGCCAGACGTTAGACATTGATCAGGTTGGTAACACTAACACCATTGCTGCATCTGTTGTCGGTGCAACACAGACATTGACAATAAATCAGACAGGTAATAGTAATACGTCTAACGTATCTGTTGGTGCTAACTCTGCATCTGATGACAATAGTATTATCCAAACAATCACTGGCAGTTCAAATACAACAACAGTGAACGTGGGTAATAATGCTGCAACCGATGATGCTGATATTGATATCACTGCGACAGGCGATAGCAATACTATTACAGTAAATGAAAACAGCACTGCTACAATGGGTGTTGGTGACAAGAAGGTGACGAACATCACAGCTATCGGCGGGAGTAATACGATTACATCAACACACACTGGTGCTGCTGATCAAGACACAACTCTTCATCACACTGGTTCATCTAGCACATTTTCAATTACACAGGGTGGTGCCTATGATGGAGCTGTAGATGTGACAACAGTGGGGTCAAATCACAGTGTTACGATTACTATGGACGATTAGTATCATTCTCTTTAGTACCAGTGCTTATGGTGCTATTGGAAATGTGGTGAAACACAAAGGGAATGCTTCTGTAGAACGGTCAGGTGAAAACTCTGTTTTGCAAAAGGGTTCTGATATCGAGTTCAAGGACACGGTGAAAACTGGTAAAGGCGATGTTGGTATCAAGTTTGTTGATGACACCAACGTAGCAGTGAGTGCCCACAGTGCCTTGGTTATCGATGAGTTTATCTATGACCCTAACTCTAGAAAGGGGTCGAAGTTGGTTATGAATATTGCACTTGGCACGGTGCGTTATGCGAGTGGTAATATTGCGAAGTTGAATAATCAGAACGTGGACATTCGGACACCAACAGCAAGAATTGGTGTGTTGGGAACGGCGTTCAGTATGACGGTGGATGAGGTTGGTAAGTCTTTAATTATTCTGTTACCTAATAAAGACGGGACAGTGGGTAAGATATCGGTGGAGACTGATGTAGGACAGGTTATAATGAATCAAGCATTTCAGTCAACTGTGGTTGGTACAGGAGAAGCAAAACCATCCAAACCAGTGATACTAGATTTGACACTAGACCAGATTAACAACTTATTGATTATCAAACCACCAAAGAAGAAACTTATCAAATTGCTTAGTGACTCAAAGGCAAACAAGAATTTACTTGATATTGATTTTCTTGAGTTTGCCGCTTTAGATAAGAATGAGCTAGAGGAAGACTTGTTTGAGTTTAACGAGTTGGACATTAACGATTTGGATGTGGAGTTACTAGGTAACATTCTTGACCAGATTGCTCTTGCTTTGGCTCAGTCAGAGTTGATAGATGGTAGGACAAGTGGATTTAATAAGTCAACACAAGTTAATACACTGGTAGACGGAAACAGCACACGAATCATACGAAGGGTAGGAAACAATACAATAGAACTAGACTTGATAAACGACTATGGATATACAATCAACATTACACAGGGTACACCCGTGCCGGAGATAACAACAAGAGATGAAGACGCTTCTAATATCATTACTATTACTCAGTCTGACTAACATTGCTTTTGCAGGCAATTCAGTTATAATCAATCAAGTTACCACTGGTAATTCGAATAGTATCACTGTGGATGTAGATGGAAATGATAATGAAATTAATATGAGTCATGGCGGTGGAAACAATACCATCAACATAACACAAGAGGGTAAAGACGGTTACGTTGGATATACTTCTGCTTGGGGCTCTGGTGCATCATGGGGTGGTGACCTCGACGGCGACAGTAATTCTCTATTGGTAAAACAATTGTGCAATCAATCAACCTGTGGTGGAGACAGGTTTGAATTTCACATAAAGGGCGATAGTAATGATGTTGAGTTTTATCAGGGATATACCGTGACAGCTGGCGGTGTTGCTTCGTCTGATACAGTAGAACATGGTGGTCATTCTATAATACTTGATATTCACGGGTCAAGCAATACATTTTTAGGAAGTCAAAGGTCAAATAACTCTGGACATGAACATAGCATGGTGACCTATATATACGGAGATAGCAACGATATTTACATGCGACAAGATAGTAACGTGAGTAAAACAATGAACTTGACTGTGAATAACGATACTAATAATATTGATATGGTACAAACTGGTAATGCTGCACACAGTGCTACAGTAACAGTTTCGGGGTCTTACTCAACAACTCTAGACCTAAAACAACAGGGCGGCACAGCACAATCGTATAGTCTATCGCAAAGTTGTGCGACAGTGGGGGGATGCAGTGTAAGCGTTACACAAGGGAATTGAAATGAAAACATTTATTGAGTTTGGCGCCCCATGTAATATGAGAGGGTTAGAAACTATCCCATATAGTATTACAAAAGCGAAAAAAGAAGGTTATAGAACAATTGCAATAGACTGTAAGAGCCGAGATTTTCATTTCACACCAGAATATATTAAAGTTGTAGACAAAACATATTATAATTATTGGAGTGATGACATAGATATTCCTTTAGCAGATAAATGGATTTCATATGCTTCACTTGAACATTGTCCTAAAGAAAGAGTTTTAAAAGAGGTTGAAGGTATTGCAAAAAAAGTTAAAGGCAGTGGGGAATTGTCAATTGACTTATCACAACATGTCCACGGGCCGTGGACATACCTAAATAATATACAAACATCTGAATGGATAGATATTATGGATAATTTTTTTATATACATATTTGAAGAAGATTTAGACGATGAGATGATATATTTTAGAAATTGTGTGGCGGCGCTATGAAAAAGTGGATTATATCATTATCAGTGATTTTAGTATTATGTGGATTGCGTTTTGCAGACCCGTGGTTTTTGGACATGGTGCGACTCAAAGCACTAGACCAACACCAACGTAATCAGGAGTCTCTGACTCTCTCTAACCTTGCTACGGTAGAGATCAATAATCAAACAATCAGAAAACTAGGTCAGTGGCCGTGGGATCGAAACAGGGTTGCAAACAAAATTATAGAACTCTATCAGGCTGGTGCCTCTATCGTGGTTGTCCCTATTCTATTTGCAGACCCAGACAGATTTGGTAAAGATGATGCACTTGCCAGAATACTCAAAAAGACTCCTACGGTTATAGGACAGATACCCAGCAACGACAAGAGTAACACTGGTGTGGTTCGTGGTGTTGCAACTGTTGGAGAAGACTGGCAACCGTGGGTATACAGTTACCCCGGCGTGGTTGGTCCTATTCCAGAACTGGCAAAGAGTGCCAATGCGGTTGGTATGATGGTAATCGCACCAGAGAAAGATGGTGTGGTTCGTCGTATGCCTTTGGTTGTTGCAGTGGGCGGGAAGTTGTATCCATCTATCAGTATGGAAATCCTACGCATGGCTGCGGGGGATATATCGTTTCAGATGAAGACAGGTATTGCTGGTGTGGAGAAACTACGCATACCCAAATACAAAATGATTGACACAGATGCTAATGGTAATATCTGGTTGGACTTCAAATGGAAGACACCAGTGTATGCATTACATGAGAAATTACCAGACCTCACAGGTAAGATCGTTATACTGAGTATGACTGCTTCTGGTCTAGAAAGTCCCGTAGCAACCCCTGTGGGGGTCATACAGTCGCATAATCTTATAGGTGCATCACTTGCTACCATGATGACAGGACGCAATATAACCAGACCATTTTGGACTGACCTTGCTGAACTTGCAGTCAGTGGAGTGGGTGCATTGATCTTAGCATCAGTGGTTCTCACACTCGCATGGTATTTTGGGGCAGTATTACTACCCATTTTTCTTGTTGGATCGTTCTACGGGTCGTCCTACCTCTTTACAGAGTACAGTTATCTAGTGGATTGGTCATATCCCGTCCTTACTATGTTTGTGGTCTGGGCCATTGCTGCGTTCTTACGGTTCATGGAAGAATATAAGGAGAAGATGGAGATCAAGAAACAGTTCGCAGGGTATGCATCACCTACAGTTGTGCGTATGCTACAGGAGAACCCTTCTCTTATTAAAGATGGTATGAAGAAGGAGATCAGCATTTGCTTCTCTGACCTTCGTGGGTTCACACCGTTGGGTGAGAGTTTTGGTGATGATGTCAAGGGTCTTACTGAAATCATGAATGGGTATATGGATGCAATCACACAACCTATTTTAGATTCAAATGGCATGGTGATCAAATATATCGGTGATGCGAGTATGCATATTCATAATGCACCTATAGATGACCCAGACCATCCAAGGAGCGCAGTCAAAACTGGACTACAGATGTTAGATGCAGTAGTAAAGTTTAACGACAAGATCGTTGCAGAAGGTAAACCACCTATAGGAATGGGTGCGGGTATCAACACCGGCCTTGGTTATCTTGGAGAGATGGGTTCTACTATGCGACACAGCTACGATGTTCTAGGAGATGCAGTATCGACTGCTGCTAGGATTGAGAGCAAGTGTAAGGAATATGGTTGTCTGCTGTTAGTAGGCGAATCCACATATGACTTGACTAAGAATGACTTCTTCTATCTCAAGGTTGATGAACTGGCAGTGAAGGGTAAGACCATCGGTATTCGTATCTACACCGTCCTGAGTGAAATGGATTGGATGATGAAGAATACCAATTGGGGTATGGCAGAAAACCAGCATGAAAGAATGCACGAGTATTATAGCAATCAACAATTTGACCATGCCATTCGTCTATGCAATGATCTGATGAATGAATTTGATGGTAAAATGAGAAACTACTATACTATGTGGATAGAAAGGTGTGAGTTCATGAAGACCCAGCCACTAGACAAAGATTGGAACGGTGTGTTCATAGCCACAACTAAATAAAAAAAATCAAAGAAATGTCTTGACAGGGGTCAATTTTTAGTGTATAGTATGCTTGTAGATTGGTTCTAAGGAAAGATATAAATATGATTATGGATGTATACCTTCACACAGCCCTTGCAATGGGTGTTATCGGTGCTGCATATTTTGCAGGAAATTATTTTAGGAATCCAAAGATTGAGGATGTTGTAGAATCGATGCTTGAAACTCTCGAATCAGAGGGTTATATTAAGACCAAAATGGATAAGGATGGCGACAAGGAGCTTGTTCTTATTGAAGATGTGATAAAAGACCTTGACAAATCCTAAAAATTAGTTTATAGTTATATAATGAGCGGTATGCATTTATTGCCTGTGTATTATTCGACTACGAATACTCGCAAGCGCAAACAGAAAAAGAAGTCGGCCTCTGTCCTAGAGGCAGAGCGTCAACACGCAAAGTTTCTCAAGAAGATGGGTATAGGCACTCGTAGCTCAGCTGGAACAGAGCAACGGCCTTCTAAGCCGTGGGTCACAGGTTCGAGTCCTGTCGAGTGCGCCAAATTAGAGTCCTGCAAACCTACTTACAATTCTTCTATGTCAAAGAAAGAAGAGAATGTTTATACTGGCACTGAGATTATAGGTATCGCACAGATGCACAAGTCCAATGCTGTGCCGGTACGAAACAAGAAGTCTGCTGAAGAAGTTGCAAAGATGAGGCGAGGATGATCACTGAAATCTTCGATGATACTTTCAAGCTTGCACAGTCAGTAGAACCTGTTCGTGGTGCAAGGATTGCTGCGGCAGTGGTACGCAAGGGCAAGGTGGTTTCCTATGGATACAATCATAAAAAGACACACCCCTTTCAGGCTCAATTTTGCAAGAACAATCATGCAGTGTTTTTTCATGCAGAGGTCCATGCAATCAAGAATGCACTCAAGTCAATTGATGTAGAAGACTTGTCTAAGTGCGAACTATATATTGTAAGGGCAAAGAGAGATAAGGCGAACAGAAAATGGATTACTGGTATGTCAAAACCATGTAGTGGATGCAAAAAGTGCATTGACTTATTTGACCTAAAGAGTGTATACTATTCAAAAGAAGGAGAATTGGTGTGAAAGTTGAAGTGCGTAATAATAATGTTGAAAAGGCGATGAGGATTCTAAAGAAGAAGCTCACCGAAGATGGGTTCTTTAATGAACTGCGAGAACGAGAGTTTTACACATCGAAGGGTGAGAAGAAGCGACACGAACGTGCTGCCTCTAAACGACGGCAGAAACGTAATCTTGAAAAGCGAATGGAAGAACAGGGATATTAATCCAATGGCACGCAAGAAGAAGATCACTGCTACTACAGATAATAGTGAGTGGAAAGCACCTAAGAAACGCAAACCCCGCAAACCCATGTCTGATGAACAGAAAGCAGCTGCATCAGAACGTCTTGTAAAAGCAAGAGAAGCAAAACTTGCTAAGAACCCTGATTATGGTAAGACCAACATACATGAGAGTTTGCGTGGTCTTCCTGATGAACATCAGCTAAGTCCTGCTAGAGTTAAGAAGTGGATCAAGGTTCAGCAAGATTATGCAAAGTCTGAACGTGCTGCTGTAAGACAAAAGGTAAAGGGCGCAGACGCAAAACTTGCAGATCATGAGGGGTACATTCGCAATATGCAAAAATACCTTCGTGATGGTGTTTGGGTGGATATGTTCTACGGAGAACAGCAACAAGGTAAGATTCGCAACAAATGTGTTGCAATGGCTTACTACTGGTATGGACCACGCAAGGGTCAACCAAAACGAGACGTAGGAACATTCTATCCTGATTTGGGATTGGTGTGGACACAAGAAATGCTTGAAGAGGAATATGGAAATGAGCGACCAAGAGACGACACCGCCGGAGAACGTGATAAAGGGACCGTGGCTCGCAAAAAGCGGAAGAAAAGTAAAGCTTCCTGATGAGGATGTTATTGCTATGCAACAGGACAGGCAATTCGCTGAGGAACTTACTCAGAGTTTGATGGTCCAGATGATTCACACCATGAGTGAGAATGGTATTGATGTTGGTGCGAAATCTTTTATTCGTGACATGGCAATGGTTATTTCGATGGTGAACGGTTCAATATATAGAGATATGGAAATGGAACATATAACACAAAAGTTCATGGAAGAATATGTTGATATCAATATTAATGAAGATAATGTCTTTGAGACAGAAGTTGACTTTGAAACAATTACTGAACTAGCAAATTTAGTAGAGGAAGATGATGATGACCCAGAAATTTCATGAACCATTTAGTCCAGCAATTCTAGAGACTGAAGTGACAAAGCGATTTATAAAAATCGTTAATGATGTATCTGATGATGTTCTTTCCAGTGAAGAAAAAAGTAAGAAGTGGGATTGGTCAAACCACCTTGTTGGTAAGGTGAGTAAAGAAGTTCTAATTCCTCTTACTAGTGAAGAAGACAAACAATATCTTCTCAAAACTGTAAAACAGGGATGTCTAGACTATCTGCTTCACATGATTCAGAAGGGGAGAAATAATCCTTGGACTCGAATGGACTCTGCAAACTGGAATAAAAAACCTACATTAGCTAATATTCATCTAGATCACAGTTGGGTAGTTAGTCAGTATGCTGGTGAATTCAATCCTTTTCATCACCATAACGGAGATTTCTCTGGTGGTATCTATCTCAAGGTGCCAGAAGGTATGAACGATGAATGGGCAGAAGATTTGCAAGATCACTATCCTGCAAAGGGTTTGATTGAATTTGCATATGGTGAAACACAATCTTTTAGGTGTGACAATTTGAAATTCAAACCAGAGGTTGGTAAGTTTCTAGTATTTCCATCTTGGTTGAAACATCTTGTGTATCCCTTCTCTGTAGAAGGTGAACGACGCATGATGGCCTTCAATGCAACCGTTATAAATAATAAATAGAACGAAAGAATAATTATGGCTATTTTAGTTGATATGAACCAGATTTCAGTTGCATCCGTAATGATGCATCTGCACATGACAAAGCAGACCAAACCCGATGAGGATATGGTCCGTCATATGATCCTCAATTCTCTACGCATGTATCGCATGAGGTTTTGCGATGAGTATGGCGAATTGGTTCTATGTTATGACTCCAAGCACTACTGGCGTCGGGACTATTACCCTGAGTACAAGCACAGTCGTAAGAAGGGTAGAGAAAAATCCACAAATGATTGGGATGCCATCTTCGAAGTGCTGAACGCAGTCAAGGCAGAACTGAAAGAGTTCTTTCCCTACAAACATCTTGAGGTGTATGGTGCAGAGGCTGATGATATCATTGCTGCCCTATGTGGTGAGTTGGAGTTCGACAACGGTAAGACGTTGATCCTGTCAGGCGACAAGGATTTCATTCAGTTGCAGAAGTTCCGTAACGTGACACAATACAGCCCCATCACCAAGAAGTTTGTTAATGGTGTTGACCCAGATATCTATCTGAGTGAGCATGTTCTAAAGGGTGACAGCAGTGACGGCATTCCAAACGTGTTATCACCAGACAATACTTTCGTGGATGGGCTGCGACAGAAACCTCTGAGCAGGAAGAAAATTCAGGCTATGGTTGAGGGAGAGTTTCCTAACGATGAGGTCAAACGAAACTTTCAAAGAAACAAGAGACTGATTGACCTCAAAGAATCACCACCTGAGTTATTTTTTGATATACTGAAAGAGTATCAAGATGCACCAGATGGTGACCGTAGCAAACTACTAAATTATTTTACACAGAAGAGGTTGAGAAACCTCGTTGAATCGATAGGAGAATTCTAATGGCGATAGACACATATACACGCAGCTTTGCTGAAATCTTGACACAGGTTTCCAAGATAAAGACAAAGAAAGAGAAAGTTCAATTTTTGAGGCAGTACCAGACTGATGCACTTCGCATGATCTGCAAGTCGTCTTTTGACCCAAAAATCGTATGGGAACTACCCGAAGGTGATGTACCATACACACCAAATGATGCACCAGAAGGAACAGAGCATACTTCATTGCAGCAAGAGGTACGCCGACTGTATCACTTCATTAAGGGTGGTAATCCTGCTCTAAATCAGAACAAACGTGAAATGATGTTTGTCCAGATGCTTGAGGGTCTTCACAAGGATGAGGCAGAACTATTGATTGCTGCAAAGGATAAGACCCTGCATCGTAAGTACAAGGGATTGTCTGATAATGTGGTCAAGGAAGCGTTTGATTGGGATGATGATTATGTCCGAATCGAACAAACTCAGTATCCACAGGCAAAAGGACTTGCCGCAGGCTAACTTTTTTTGAGAATCGTTTAGAATCAATGACTTAGCATGTACGATTTTTGTTGACAAAGCCTGATTTTTGGTCTATACTTAGGTATAAACTGAGAAAACAAAGGAAGAGACATGAACAACGAAATGAACACCCTGATTGAGAACATCAAAGAAGATTACCTTAACTGGACCACAATCTGTGCAAACAGTGGTGGTCGAGGTGGACTCAGTGACATCAATAACACGATGATCGCTGAGTTCAACGAGAAAATTACCTACAAGATTGGTAATAAGTACATCAAGGTATTTACCGAAGGTGGTAGCGTTTGGGGTTTTGTTGTCAATACCGACAACGACAAGAAGTTCAAGAAGGGCGACATTCTGAAAGCCGCTGGTTGGGCTGCTCCTGCTCGGAACAAAGCACGGGGAAATATCCTCGACGGTGGTTACACCATCAACTGGACTGGCCCTCTTTATCTCTAGGAGATTGATTATGAAGAAGATTGCAACAATCGCTATTGAAACTATGTTCATGTTAACCCTATTTGCGGCAGGGTGGTTTGCCCTCGTCGCATTTTAGGGGTTGACAGATTCTATTTCGTGTGTTATAGTAAGATATAATCAAGAGAGATTGAGATATGAACTACGTCAATGTCATAGGTGCTACGAAGAAGAAACGTGCTCTCGCTGAGAGTGCCGTTACCTTCTGCATCAGTGAGTTGATGCCTCGTATGCGAACCCTTGAGATTGAACTCAACATCAAGAATCTCAAGAATGAAGGTGTTGCTGGTTGGTGTTATGAAGGTGACGGTAATCGTGACTTCTACATTGACGTTGATAAAGCACTTGACGATGAGGAGTTGGTTGAGACTGTGTGTCATGAAATGGTGCATGTGTGGCAGGGTGCCACTCGCAAGATGAAAGACCTTGATGGATTTCGTAAGATGTACATGGGTAAGGTCTATGATGATACTACTGCATATGATGATGAGCCTTGGGAGATTGAGGCATACGCAATGCAGGGTGGACTATTGGAAAAATTTAAAGAGGAATATGTGATATGAGTAAGATGAATAACTGGATGATGGACATCGAAGATTTCTGTAATGGATATTTCTTTGATGCACCTGTTCCGAATGACTTCAGTGTTGATGAGATTGTTGAGGATGTTGGAATGTACTTCAAGAGCAACGAAGCATCTAAGTACGCCAAACAGTATCTCACTGAACAAATGGGTGAAATGTGAACGGCCTTGAAGCAGCAATCATTGGATTGATGATTGCAGTCCCTCAACCAAGCACCCCGACAATTGAACCTGATAGGTCTGCCGAGTGTCTTGCACTTAACATGTATCATGAGGCAAGAGGTCAGGGTATTGCAGGAGAGCTTGCAGTTACCGCTGTCGTATTGAACCGTGTTAATGATAAGAGATACCCTAACACCATCTGTGAGGTGGTAGAACAGGGGCCTACACGAGCATCATGGCAGAACCCCCAAGTGAGATACCCTATAAAAAATAGGTGTCAGTTCAGCTGGTTCTGTGACGGCAAGAGTGATACGCCTCGTAATAAAAAGATATATAATAGGATGTATGGTCTTGCAGGAGCAATTCTAAGTAATGAGATTTCCTTCTTAGATATCACTGGTGGTGCAACGCATTACCATGCAGACTATGTATCGCCTGCTTGGGCAAAGACTAAAACGAAGACTGTAGAGATACAGGATCATATTTTTTATCGTTGGGAAAAATGAGTCACTTTAGGTTTATCGAAAGAAACATTGACGTAAGTGATATCCTCGCTGATATAAAGGATGAGGATTGGGCTGTAGCAGGATCACTACAAGGTGCTTCTGGAGATACGAAACCGTATGGATTTCTACCCCTCACTATGGCTGCGGTTAAACACCCTGACGACGACCCTAAAAAGACTGAACTTCAACAGAACACTCCTATGTACTATCGTTATCCCGGTATCAGGAAATGGTTGAAGTCTTATAAACTGCACCGACATTCAAGAGCAGCGTTCTTTAGATTGAGGCCAGGCGATACACTAGGTCTGCATGTTGATGAAGGTGACTACTATCTGACACGGGACAGGTATCATCTATCGTTGCAGGGTACATATCTGTACACGGTTGAAGATGAGTCACATCAGATTGATCCCGGCACATTTTTCTGGTTTGACAACAAACGTCCACATATGTCATATAACAATGGTGATGTTGATAGGCTGACATTTGTGTGGGACGTTCCCAAGGGTAGGAGAAATCCATGATTGAAATATTTGATAATGTTCTGGGTACTAACAAATATGATCAAGAGATATCCCATTTAAAATGGTCATACGAGTATCAACCAATAACTCCACCACTACTCAACAAGCACTGGTATTCTGACGGAAAACCTTTCATTGATGACCTGTTCAAAGATTTGGTAGGATCAATCCAATTAGAGGGTTTAGATTCCGTTAACTCCTCTTATATTCTTGGCCACACTCATGGGTTGGAACAACAAGCTCATTATGACGCTTGTGACTTCACCATGATATATTATCCAAAACTGGATTGGCAATCTGATTGGGGTGGTGGAACATTGATTGGTGACACTCTGGTTTCATATGTTGGTGATCGGTTAGTGATTTTCAGTTGTGACCAGATACACCAAGGACAACCAATTTCAAAGTATTGTCAGGAATTGCGGCCAATCGTCGTATTTCAATGTAATGCTAAAAGCGCAATGATAGAAAGATTATCATGGCAGAGGTAATATCACTGACAGACCTGATTGAGTCTAGACTCAAGAAACAACAGGAGATTGAGTATTATCAGGAAACGCTGATAAAACTACAAAGAAAGATTGCTGAGTTGGATAAGGAAGTTGGTATCACAACTATAATTATTGACATGATTGAGACTGAAAGGGTCTTGACATTAGATGAAAAACAAGGTAAGATGTTATTGTTGAATTCGAAAAGGAAAGAAGAATGAGCGCTGTTATGGATACGATTGAGGAAATGCAATGAACAAACGACTTGAGAATAAAATTAATCGGTGGTATGGTGATGGTATTCGTACCAGAGTATGGCTTGCAAAACACTGGTATAGATGGATTACATTTGGTTGCACTCAACATTATATTGAGAACTGTGGATGTGGTCCTAATAATGGTAAGATCGATGACCCTAAAGGGTTTGCTGAAATTGCAGAATATGCATACGATAATTATGGAGATATGTACAAGAAATGAACATATTCTACCTAGACCGTGACCCCGTTGTTGCTGCACAGATGATGTGTGATAAGCATGTGGTCAAGATGATACTGGAGAGCGCACAGATGCTCTCCACTGCCCATCGTGTCCTTGACGGGGATGAGTATGCTGATCGTAAGGGTCTGTATAAACTGGCTCATAAGAATCATCCAAGCACTATCTGGGTTCGTTCCAGTTTGGAAAATTACACATGGTTGTACGACCACATGGTTGCTCTTATGGTAGAGTACACTTATCGGTATGGCAAAAACCATGCTACAGAACGGTTGCTTGCACCATTGTTTAAGTCTCCCAAGAATATGGATTTTGAAACATTCTTTAGTGATCCACCCCAGTGTATGCCCGAAGAGTGCAAAGGTGATGACACGGTGCTTGCTTATCAGAAGTACTATATAGTTGAGAAATCAGGCTTTGCCACTTGGAAGAGTAGAGCAGTACCGGAGTGGTTTAATGCAGAGAGAGAGTCATTGGGATTACATGGGGCGACGAATGCGTGAGGAGAGAAATTATATGTATGGTAAGGTTGGTCTAACCAGCATGGAGAGAGAATTACTCAGTAGAGTAGAAGAATTAGAACGTAAGGTTTCCTTGCTTGGTGGTGACCCTAAACAACTGGAGTTAGACGTATAATGCCAACATATACATTTTATGATAAAAAGACAGGTAAGGAATGGGATGATATGATGCCTAATTCTGAACGTGAAGAGTATCTAAAGGATAATCCACATATCAGTCAAATCCCCGGTGGGTTTGCTTTTGTCGGTGATCATATCATGGGTATGGGACCAAAACAAGATGGTGGTATGACAGAGAACCTTCAGCGGATTGCTGAGGCACATCCCGGTTCTGCCCTTGCTGACCGCTATGGGGGTGAGACTACCAAACAACAAAAAACTCGTGCAGTTCTTAAAAAGCACGGTGTTGTTTAGTATAAATAGTATTGATGCGGGCGAGAAATCAAACTTCAGCACTGCTGCACAGCGGCAACGGAAGCTGGGAAGTCACTCCGCCTATGCATCAGAGGGGGGTCCGAACCCCCCTCTCACTACTTTCATAATAAGGATATATAATGGTCAGTGTTAAGAAGAACAAAGAGATCAATCACAATAATCTAGTATCAGTCAAACCCATCACTGATAATCAGAAAGTGGTTTTTAAATCATTTAAGGATGGTAAGAACCAGTTCCTATTTGGTGCTGCGGGTACAGGTAAGACTTTTAGTGCATTGTTTCTTGCACTGCAAGCAGTGATGGACTTGAAGACCAAATATGAGAAGGTCATATTGGTTCGATCACTTATCCCTACGAGGGAGATTGGTTTCCTGCCGGGTGATGAAGAAGATAAGGCCGCACTGTATCAGGTGCCATATCAGAACATGGTACAGTTCATGTTTGAACAACCAAATGAACAGGCGTTCAGCAATCTGTATGATCGTCTCAAGGGACAGGGTACACTCTACTTCCTATCAACTTCTTTCCTAAGAGGGTTGACATTTGATAACGCAATCATTATAGTAGATGAATGCCAGAATATGAATTTCCACGAACTTGATACTATTGTCACCCGTGTTGGTCAAGACTCAAAGATTATGTTCTGTGGTGACTTTGATCAGACTGATTTACAGAGGACAAATGAAAAAAATGGATTACATGACTTCCTCAGAATTCTTGAGGAGATGGAAGAGTTTAACTGTACTGAGTTTACTATCGGTGATATTGTCCGTAGTGGCTTCGTTCGTAGTTATCTCATTAATAAGATTAAGCTTGGGATAGGAATGGAATAATGAATTTAGAACAATTTAGAGAACAACTCGAAATCGACGAGGGAGTTAAATATGAGGTATATAATGACCATCTTGGTTATGCTACTTTTGGCGTCGGCCATTTGGTCCTTGAGTCTGACCCCGAATACGGTGATCCCATCGGCGCTCCCGTCAGTGAGTCCAGAGTCATTGAGGCCTTCGAACAGGATTGCGAAAACGTCTTGCGAGACTGCCACATCCTTTACGAAGACTTTGACGATCTGCCAGAAGAAGCTCAGCAAGTGATTGCTAACATGATGTTCAATATGGGCCGACCTCGCCTGAGTAGATTCAAGGGTATGAAACGTGGTGTGGATTCCCGTGATTGGAATGCCGCCGCAGATGAGATGGTTGACTCGGCGTGGTATCGTCAGGTCACCAATCGAGCAAATAGACTAGTTGACAGGATTCGTGCTTTGGCATGACGATATTATCGACTAAAAAATATCTCTTTATTAAAGTGCAGAAAACTGGTGGAACGACTATATTTAAACAAATGTTGCATCATGATTCTGGTGCTAAAGTTATACAAAGAATTCGAGATGGACAAGCAACTTTTCATGTTGAATCTTCTTGGATAAAAGAAGGTGTATTTCCAAAATTAGGTTTGGAATGGGATGAGTATTTCAAATTTGGTTTTGTAAGAAATCCTTGGGATAGAGAATTATCAAATTATTTTTACAATGGGGGAAAATTTAAACCCCCAGAAGATATTTCTTTTAAAGAATGGTTAAATATGAATTTAAGAAAAGACGGACTAATTCATGATCATAACACACCTCAATGTGATTATCTAACTGATGTAGATTACATAGCACGGTTTGAGAATTATGATGAAGAAGTTAAATATTTGTTTCCAAAAATATGTGTCGATTGGGCCCAAAATTATAAGCATTATAACAAGACAGACCATAAACCTTATTGGGAATACTATGATGATGCAGATATAATGAAAGTTCATCAGTGGTATGAGAAAGACATCGAAATGTATAATTATGAGTTTGGAGAATAATGAAGATTTTAGTGATGGGTCTGCCGGGATCAGGTAAGAGTACATTTGCTGAACCTCTGGCCAAAAGTTTATTTGGTATATGGATAAATGCAGATCAAGTAAGAGAGAAATACGATGATTGGGACTTCTCTGATAAGGGACGTATTCGACAATCACAGAGAATGAAACACCTTTCAGATGGGGTGGTCATGGCTGGTGGAGTTGCAATTGCAGACTTCATTTGTCCTACAGAAGAAACACGCCGAGAGTTTGACGCAGATTTCATAATATGGATGGCAACAATAGGTGTCGGTAAATATGAGGATACCAATAAGATTTTCATAGAACCCGAAGATTATGATATAAGGATAGAAAAATGGATAGATACAAACCAACTGTTCAAATGCTTGGACGGTTTCAACCATGGCATAAAGGACACAGAGAACTTTTCAAGAGAGCTCACGCAAAGACTGGCCAAGTTGCAATAATGGTTCGACTCACTGGTGAGGGATGGTTTGATCAACCAGACGTTATTGCTGATCTTAAAAATCACGGATATGAGTATGATAAGGATTATATTATTATGCACGTTCCGAATATAGTGAATATCACATATGGTAGAGATGTTGGGTATGATATTGAGCAAGAACATCTTGGTGAAGAAATAGAAAAGATTTCTGCGACAAGGATTCGTGCGTTATCATAGGTTATAAATATATGATAAATGGAGATTAAATATGACAACTTACACAGTCACAAGAGTTATAACAAGACCTAACACTTCAACTCAATGGCCGAGGGAAGATTTGGGGTTAAGTGGTGAGGGTCGCATTCTCGAAAATGTTACCATCTCCACTAGTTTTGATAGCGATAATCTAGTGCAAACAAGTAGTTATGTTTGGGCATCCAAAGCAGATTATATAAACAATCTTCCTAGTGAAGATAACCCCGCCCCTAACTGGATCAAACGGCGGGATCAATATAATACACATATGTCCTCAAACAACATAACTGGCAGAATTACAGGAGAAGATGGTACAGTTAAGGTTTTTAATAGCTCTAATAATACTTGGGAAGAGGAATAGAAAATTAAATAATGTTTAATCATGTAGGGGTGGAGTTGCAACCCATAACAGCAACTAATAAGGACGGTGTTCGTCTATATGAGACACCAGAGGGTAATAAGTATCCATCAATCACAACAGTTCTATCAGTCCGTAATAAGAAGGGACTGATGGAGTGGCGTAAGAGGGTAGGTAATGAAGTTGCCAACCATGTAGCACGAACTGCTGCGAATCGTGGCACTAAGGTTCACCACATGTGTGAAGATTACCTCAACAACATGCCGACCAATTTCCCCAAGGAATGGGCGAAACACAAGAAGAATTTCCTGCCATATTGTCTTTTTGGTCAACTTGCAGACAAAGCATTATGCAATATTGATAACATATATGCACAAGAAGCAGGACTCTATAGTGATAAATATAAGGTAGCGGGAAGGGTTGATTGTATTGCAGAGTACAATGGTGTACCGTCGATTATCGACTTCAAGACATCAACCAAAGAGCGTAAAGACGAATGGAACGAAAGTTATTACATTCAGGGTTCTGCGTATGCAGAGATGTTCGGAGAAAGAACTGGCATAGAAATCTCTCAGGTAGTGATTTTAGTAGTAACAGAGGATGGAACTGTCCAAGAGTTTGTAAGAGACAAACACGAATACCTTGATGCTCTAGTGGAAACCGTTGCAGAATGGAGCAAACAGAATGAAACCTCTAGTAGCAGTACTGGCAGTGTTTCTGTTAATGGGTAGCCAAACCTTAGCGCAAGAAACAATTCCAGAACCACAAGATTTAAAAGAATTTCCAAATTGGATTGTAACACAGAAACCTGTGTTATGCGGTCCTGTAAAGGAAGTTATGGATAAGGTCAAAGAGTTTGGTGAAGAATCAATTTCCGCTTGGGTAGATGCAGAACAGAAAAGTGTTGTCATGTCCTATATAAATGAAACCACGGGTACAGCCACAGTATTAGAAATACAGGGTAAGTGGGCGTGTATTTTAAGTCAGGGAGTGGGTGGAACTTTACTTTCATTACCAAAAAAAATTAAAGGAATGCCAATAAAGCACTTGACTTATTAATCCCCGTGTGTTATATATAAGATACAATTTGATGATACGAATTGAATACAGAACTGGACGGGGGTGCGATACCCCCCGCCTCCACCAAAAGGAGATTGTCATGAAAGAGATGATATCAGGAGATTCAGATGAAGAATCCTCTAGTAAAAAAAATATCGGTATTTATGTTTAAGTTATATATTCTTTGGAGTGTATGCGCTGATATTATTCTCATTTCTGGTATCATAGCCTTGTTACTTGGTTATGGTAAAATCTCTTTTTGATGGGGGCGAAATAGGATCGACAGGCTGGAATAGATGAGTGGAGAATTGTCGGATGACTGCGTTATTGGTCAAATTTCTAAATGCAAACGATAATGCAAACTATGGAGATTACGCTCTAGCAGCATAATCTTTCGGGGTTCGGTGGGTTCCTTGCAACAGAATACCCACCACTTTATTCAAAAAGAGTATTGACAAATATATAATAACCTGTTATACTCTGTATATAATGTCACTGATGAGTTTGTGAAATTCAAACGAAACACTTTGTGTCTGACAAATATTGTCTAACTTATCATCTTGAAAGGATGAATTATACTATGACTAAAACTACGACTAAGACTTCTAAGGTTATTGCCGCTCTCGAAAACGGTACTGAACTTACTGCGAAACAGATTAGCGCTCGATATGGCGTTAAGAATGTTCGAGCGCTCATGAGCTCACTTCGTATGCAGGGATATCCTGTATATCTCAACAAACGCACTAGTGTGTTTGAAGGTGAGACTAAGGTTTACAATAAGTATCGTATTGGTAAGCCAACCCGTGCTGTGATTGCTGCTGGTTATCGTGCTCTTGCACAGGGTGTCTGATTAACAGACTAAATACCACTACTAACGGGTGATGCCGTAATACATCCGTGAGGGGCCAACGGTTAGCCCCTCAACTTTTAAAGGGAGACTAAACAAATGAAGAAACTAATGATCGGAGTTGCACTAGCAACTTGTATTTCAAGTGTTGCTATGGCAGAAGAGAAGAAAGTTTCATCTGTTCTACCTAAAATTGACATGTCCTTTGTGACTGATACTGAGCGTAATGTAACTCAGGAAACAACCTCTACAAAATTTGGTGTGGTTGCTGGAATTAAGGGATTTGATCTGTCAGTTAAACCATCGTTTAGCTGGGACGACAGTGAAATTTCTAATGTTGAGTTTTGGGGTGGATATACATTTGATGTGAATGAATCCTTTGGTATTACACCTTATGGTGAAGTCAATTTCAATAATGATTTTGAAACCGCCGATAAAATTGTCGGTGTTAAGACTGAATATAAGTTCTAAGACTAAAGGTTACGGGGTTCCTTTCAAAAACCCCCATTTTTTATTTTAATGGAGTACACATGGCACTGAATACTGCAAAGACATTTTCGATGGAAATCGAACGTATTGCAAACGAAAAGAATATCACTCATTTGGAAGCAGTCCTTGACTATTGCCATCGTCAAGAGATTGAACCCGATACAGTGGGCCGTCTTATTTCCAAGAGTCTCAAAGAGAAGATTGAAGCAAACGCACGGGAACTAAACTTTCTTCCAAGACAGGCACAGCTTCCAGTATGACATATGAACTGAAAGTTCCAAACGGAACATACAGGGCAAATAATTTATTTGTTCTATTCTTCACTGTAGTCAAACATAGACTGCATCATTTAATTAAAGACAGGAAGTTTATGGACTGATGAAACATCTCAAGGAAAACAACACTAACTATTTTATGCACCTTGCTCATGCGTGGGTGATGGCTATTGTTCTAATTATTCACGGGGTAATCCCCTGCATTTTAACTGATTGGGTATCGAAGCGTATCTGTAATGGAACCGATTGACGTTTATCTAATGTACTGTGCTATGAAAGCACACTTTGGTAAGGGTGACTATGACTTTGTAACATACAAGGGCAAGACTCGTATCAAGAGAGACACCTTCTATAAACGTAAGGACAGATCGTTCTTCGTAAAACTTTCACGCAAGTACAACACAGAACAAGAAATTCAAAACTACTTTGTATCAAATTTCATCAAGGACAAGAAGGGGTATATTGCCAACTTCAATGATGAGAACTACGAGTCATGGAAACTAAAACGACAGGGTTTCTTTGATCTGTTTGAGGTAGAGATGAAACCTCTTGTAGAAGCGTTTGAGGATTTGTTCACAGTAACGAATGGGCAGCACCCAAAATTAATGAAAGAGTTTCTAGGTGGCCGAGTGTCATTAGAGACATTGATCATACTAGATGAGCTGGTCAACTTTGGACCAGATTGGAATAAACAATTAGAGGATGATATCATATGGATTGATTTAGATAATCTGATGAATAATTACGAAAGGTTCTTGACAATTGATCAAGAACAGTATAAGATAAGACTATTAAAACTCATAGAGGAGTCCAGTTGATGGATAGAGTAGAGGGGTTCTTTGAGGCACGGTGCCGGGAACTAGAAAAAGAAGTGAAGGCAATGCAATTTGTCAACGCTGAGATGTCGGTTAAAAACGACGAACTGTCGGAGCGAGTTAAGACACTTGCTAATCGCCAACCCACTTGGCCAAAGGGTTATAAACCTCAGCGTAGGTTTAACTCTAACAAGTAGATGGAATAGCTGGTATAGTTAAACGGTATAACGAGGGTTTTGTAAACCTTAATTGAGAGTTCGATTCTTTCTACCAGCACCATTTTGGAGATATTATGAAAGTAAGAATGACATCACATTCTACACCAGATAACATTATTGGTGTAGATGACGCACAGGAACTCATCGCATATTGTGCGAGGGTATCCAATCCCGGTAACCAGAACAACAAGATCACCAGCGAGAAGCTTATCAAGTATCTCATCAAGCATAAGCACTGGTCACCCCTAGAGATGGTTAGTGCATGTTTGGAGATTGAGACAACGAGGGACATTGCTCGTCAGATTCTACGACACCGATCTTTTTCGTTTCAAGAGTTCAGCCAGCGGTATGCAGACCCTACCAAGGATTTGTCATTTGAGACTAGGGATGCACGTTTGCAAGACCCTAAGAACAGGCAGAACAGTATCGATCTGAGTGAGGACAACCGCCGACTGAATGAAGATTTTCGAATGAGACAGACGGAGATTATCCGACAAGCTAAAAAGGTCTATGAGTGGGCCATTTATAATGGTATTGCCAAGGAACAGGCTCGTGCAGTTCTTCCAGAGGGCAACACAGTGTCCCGACTATACATGAACGGTACACTACGCTCATGGGTACACTACATTGACCTACGGAGTGCGAATGGTACACAGAAGGAACATCAGGATATTGCGATTGCATGTGCTCGTGAGATTGCAAAGATTTTCCCCCTCATGACGGATATCAGTAATGTCTAAGGCAGTAGTAATTGGTAATGGTGAGTCACGCAAGTGGTTCGGTGATAAACAGTATGAGGTGGATGCTGTCACATGGGGTTGCAATGCAATCTGGCGTGATGTGATGGTGGACAACCTTGTTGCAGTTGACTATGGTATGCAGCAGGAGATTTACGAATCCAACAATTGGAGAGATATTCAGTGCTGGTTTGCAAACTGGACAGTCCTTCCTGCTGATGTAGCAGACATGATGCTTATGGGGTATGACATTCCAGAGACATTCATTCACAAGACAACAGGCATTACAGACCGTTGTGTAATATCAGGTAAAGACCCTGTGGGACTCAGTGAAAGGATTGAATCTGCAATTCAACAGTTTCCCCACCTTGATATGAAAGACCTTCAGATGAAGCTGGAGAAGGATGTTGGACTTTGGATTACATATGTCTATGAGGATGACAACATAAATACGATTGACTTTCCTATTGGATGGTCAGCGGGTAACACCGCTATGCACCTTGCATGTCAGCAGGGTGCAACAGAGATTTATATATTGGGGTTTGACCTATCATCATATGATGAGCCGTTGAACAACATATATAAAGGGACAGATAATTATCTGCCCAGTGATGCAAGAGGTTTTAATCCAGTGAACTGGCAGAACCAAATGCAAACTGTTTTTAGAGAGTTCAAGGATGTTCAGTTTTCTTGGGTAGATGCCAAAGAGGAATTTATTCAAGAAAATAATCTAAGTTACTTGACAAAAGCAGATTTTTGTGATAAAGTGGTAACACTATAAACATACGAAATCGCATATATTTACATAAGGAGAATACATATGTCGTTAAGTGCGCTCAAGAAGTCCAATTCGTTGGACAAACTGCTTGGTGCAGTCCAAGCAGAAAACGCCCCCCAAGATAAGAAGTCCTATCAGGATGACCGCCTCTGGAAACCTACGATGGATAAGACCGGCAACGGTTATGCTGTTATTCGTTTCCTACCCGCAGTAGAGGGTGAGGATATGCCTTGGGCAAAGGTCTGGAACCATGCGTTTCAAGGCCCTACTGGACAGTGGTATATTGAGAACTCTCTCACCACCATTGGACAGAATGATCCCGTATCAGAGATGAACTCTGCATATTGGAACTCTGGTGTTGAGTCTGACAAGGAGATTGC